GGTGATTACCGCTAATTGGTTACGGTACCGTTATGGTATCATGCCAATTATGTATCTCATTGAGGATGCTGTTGTGGGACCGAAGATAAAACTCGTGCGGGATACCGCTCGGGGAAGTGCCTCATATTCCGATTCCGGAGTATGGACTGAGTCCAAGTCTGGTAACTTTTACCAAGATTTGTACACGGTCAATTGGTTGTATGAGTGCCAAGTCAGTGCTGGTATTTTATACCGGCCTGACTGGTCTCTAAACCGATATGGCATTTCATTCAAGGAAATCCCTGGCGCGGCTATAGAGCTAATACCCTATAGCTTCGTTGCGGACTGGTTTGTCAATTTGAGTCCATTTGTGAACTCAATTGTCATGCCCCTTGGAGTTAAGCAGCTAGCCTCTTGGACGGTGGTACGTGAGACGTACTCGTCTACGTGCGACGTTGAGTCGACGTGGATAGGTTCATCTTCATATACTAACGTCAAGAGCACTTCCGGTGGCTATGCCATCGAAAATGAGACTACCAACAGGCACCCTGGTGTTTCGAGGGGTTTAGTTCCACGCTGGACGTCGATCAAACAGATCGGCTCGGATAAGCGTCTTTTTGACGCTTATGCGCTAGCATGTAACCTTTTCCCAAGACTCATCACGGCTTCCTGGCGTTAGTCATCGCTCTCTGCTTCGGCAGAGTACTTTCAACCTAACAGTAAGATGGAGTAGTCAATGAGCGTTACGCTCAATACGAAGGCATATACCTTCGATACCAACCCCACCCCAGACTCGGGGCGTCATGTCGGCCCGGCCCAGACCGCTTCTGTCAAAGATTACTTTGACCTCAAGCGGACTAAGGCCAAGCCGACGGCAACGTTCCCGGGCATGGTGCGTGCAAGCGTCAAGTTCGTCCGTACGGTCACTATTGGAAGTGAAACGTACGACGCATTCTTCGAAGGCAGTATTGCATATCCCGCTGGGACTGCAGATGCCGACGTCGATGCGTTGAGGGACGACGCTGGCGATTTCATCATCGCTAGCAACGGTGGTAATCTCTTCAAGAAGCATACAATCGTTCAGTAAGAGGCACATCGTCGTGTATAATAACGACTTTAGAGGTGGTGAACCCAAAAGGTACCACTTCGTCCTCAATCGCTGGGTCGTTGTGTCGATCATTCTGTTACTCACTTTGTTCGGACGAGATTTTCTCGCTCCGATCATTCGTGCTGTTAACATCGTGACTGGCGCAGTCGCTCCGGCGTTCTGATGTTTGGGTGCTTCCTTGAAGTTCCGGCATGCCGGAATACCACTGGGATACATGTATCATCTTTCACCTTCATGTAAGGAGTTTGTAATGTCTACGTTTGTTCACGTTTACCCTGTGTACGAGATGTACCTGCACCTTGGGAAGAGTACACCTGACGTGAAGTCAGATGTAAATACGAAGTGCCGTATCTTCGACTTAACATCGATGAATGCAGCGCTTTGTACTATCTCAGCTCAGATGTGGGGTCGTCTCCGGCCAACGGCCTTCGTCGTAAGACCGATCATGGAAATTTCGAGTGATCGAAAGTTCATGTATCAGTTCTCTGCGACGTTTGACCTTAACCGTTGTCTTCTCGCGAAACCGACTCTGGAGGAGATCGATCGGATGAAATTCCGACGATTTCCCGAAGACCGGGATCAACAGAGGCGTTACAACCAAGTGCTGAATTGGCATTTCCAGGGCTATGGTATTGACACCATTGTCTTGGAGGCCATGCTCAGCGGTTGGTACGTAGACCCTGACACGAGTATCCCTCTCTCTCGGACGGCTCGTTAACCCGTCCCTCTGGAGTGCCGATCATGATGAAAGGCAAAGTGAAGCGTCTCGCAGTAATGCGGGCCGCAAAACCAGCGGGTGAGCTTTATGCTCAACTACTGTCCAGAGTTCTCATCCGGTCGAAGAGCTCACTGGGAGACAAGACCTTTAACGAATGGCATGGTGCCGTTCGTGCGAGGAATTGGCTCAAAGTGATATCTCTTGCTGATTCCCTTGGCACTGTAGAACATGCCAGCGTACTCGATTGGTACGTGAAGGAACAGCTGGTCGCATTGGTCAAGAAATATCCTTTCACATCCGATGAGGCACCGGGTTTCGACCCGGAGCTTGCTGCTTGGAAGAAATTCCAGGTAGCAGAGCATCGTTGTAAGAGGATTAATCAGCGTCTGGCCGCCCTCAAAATGGGGGATGGCTTTCGCTACCCGGAATTGATCCAGGAAGCTAGACGTTGGATACGGTCGACGATTGGGCAACTGCCCAACCTAGATCGTATTCATGACTTGTGCGATTTCGGCCCGGGGGCTAGCGTAGGAGTTACAGGGAATCGCACTAACATAGCCAGAAAACTTTTGGCTAGTAGGTGGTCCTGTACTCGCTTGGCGCTCTCGAAGTGCACCATGGCTCTATGGAAACATGCACAAATTCGCGATTACGTCCTTAGGGACCCGGATCGCCAGTTTGTGTGCTACGATTTCGAGGAATTTTCCTCTAGAGTAGCGAGTCGGGTGGATTTGGTAACGCATAATAACATTAGCTTTGTACCCAAGACGTTTAAGACCAAGCGGTCGATCGCGTCTGAGCCTTTGCTAAATGGCTATTATCAGAAGGGGATCGATGAATACTTACGTGAGCGTCTAGCTCGTGTGGGTATTGATCTAAAGGACCAACTCGCTAATTGCGAATTGGCCCGTCGAGGGAGCCTTGGGGGTGATAACCCCTACTGCACCATCGACTTAGCTTCGGCGTCAGACTCCTTGTCTGACAATGTCGCTAAGCTTCTCCTTCCGCCGGCCTGGTATCGCCTTTTAAACGATACTAGGTCACATTGCTACCGATACCGTGGTAAGACTCATGTTTACCATAAGTTCGTTAGTATGGGCAACGGCTTCTGTTTCCCCTTGCAGACGTTGATATTTGCCGCTATTTGCCATGCTTGCTCAAAAAGCTTGCATGGTGAAGAACCCAGAGACTTTCGAGTCTATGGGGACGACATTATCGTACGTCGGTCTATCGCCGCTCTCGTACTGGAAGTTCTCCGGTACCTCGGCTTTAGACACAACCCTGAGAAGACCTTTATTTTCGGTCATTTTAGGGAGTCTTGCGGAACAGATTGGTACTGCGGTCAGGACGTTCGTCCTGTATACTTGGACTTTAGGCTTACCAGTACGGTAGACCTATATAAGTTCCACAACTCGACACTCAGGTCGATATTCTCGTATCCTCTATTTGAGGATGCAAGATTCGCCTTGCGTGAAGCTTGTCCTGAGCGTGTGCGCTTTTTAAGACACATGCA